TGGCTACCGCACCGGTTAAGACAATAACCGCTGCAGACATAGCGATGATTGCAGCCGCTCCGCGGGCATTAGCTCTGCCTGCAATTGCCATTGCTACGGATAGCTCCGCAATAATGACACCCAAAGCAATGACGCCCTGGAGAAGCTTGCCAGTGTCCATCGTACCAAGCATCCAGATAGCCGCCACAAGGATGTTACAAGAGACAGCCAGCGATAGAAGAATTGCAGCGCCCTTACCCATGAAGGGATCCTTACTAACGACCATCATGAACCCAGACAGAATCGCCACAACCGCAGCGAGGGTTACGACCCCCTGGATAGCCTTACCGGTATCCATGGATCCAAGCGTGTATACTGCTAGAGACAGAATAACACAGGATGCAGCAAGAGCAAGAAGAATTCCAGCGCCCTTCTCGACCCCCTTGGTGGCAGCCATCTTGGTCATGAACTCCTGCATGGTCATCATCAGGATCTTCATAGCAGCAAGACCGACCACGGCGCCCTTGAGGTCCATTCCGGCAAGAATTCTGACAGCTGTCGCCATCAAGATCATGGCTGCGCCCATAGCGATGAGCATAGCCACAATACGAACACTGTCATTCTTGAAGGCCACCATCTTAGTCATGGACTCAAGCATGTCATCCATCATCTTGAATAGGAACTTCAAGACCGCAAGAGTGACTAGTAGCTTTGGCGCAGGGACCAGAGACATCAGGATCAGCGCACCCGCAAGAACTCCGAGGGCAATAGCGATCGTTAGGAGAGCCTTAGCCTTAACCTTCTGCTCGAATGCCTCGAGGACTCCGCCGAGCTTATCGAAGACGTTACCGAGCTTGTCAGCAACATTTCCGATCTTGTCAAAGTTCTCCTTAAAGGAGTTGATCCATCGAGTAAAGGCGATAAGCACTCCTCCGCCAATGGCCCCGACAAGGATCTTGCCCATGTCATAAGACTTGAGGTTGGAGTTCGCTTGACTCATCGCGGTACCGATAGAGCCGAATGCGTTCTTTGCGCCCTCCTTCACCTTGGGGGCGAAGGTGTTAACGACAAAGTCCTTGAACTCGACGAACTTCTGCTTGATAGTGTCGAAGAGTTCCGGAAGGTGTACGGCTTGAGCGACCTGCTTAATGTCCTCAAACCACTTCTTGAGGAAGTTCTCCTTAGCGGCCTGACCTGTCTCCTTAGCAGCCTGGGCTGCGGCAGACCCAACCTCTGAAACTGCTCCCGCAGCTTCCTTAGCCTTGGCCTTGACCTCACCGTGACCGTTAACCCAGTCGCGGAATGAGACCGCTACTTCCTTAACCTTACCGCCGATGTCGGAGAAGGACTTGCCAAGGTGGTCCCAAACACTACTATTTTGAATAGTATTCCATGTATCGACAAGCGCATCCTTCAGCTCAACAAGTTTCTCCTTGAGCCACTGAACCTTCTCGGAAATCCTGAGCTTGTTACCGAGTTCATCGAACTTAGATCCGAGCTTCGAGACAATCGCCTCAGAAGTGGTCATGTTACTCAGGTCGAAGCCCTTGAAATAGTCAGACAGAGCGGACTTTCCAGAGGTGAGTTTCGCCTTCAGCTTGTCGCCGACAGTCTGACCAAACTCGTGAAGCTTATTCTTGGCCTTGTCGATTCCGCTGTGGATAGAGTCCATAGCTGCGGAGAACTGCTGGCCGACAACCGAGTTCTTTAGAGCATCCTTGATGAGCCCGAACTTCGACGCTAGACTCTTCAGTCCGTTGGCAGCGCTAGTGACCTTTCCACCGAAGTCGAGCCACATAATAAAGTCATGGATCTTATCCACGACCCACTTAATAGCCTTACCAACGAGATCAATCGGTGGAAGAAGCAGCTTCAGTAGCTTTCCACCGAGGTCCAACTTGGTGAACCACTGATCGAACCAGTAGATCGCCTTGCCAATTACCTTCGTAATCTGGAATACGCCAGAGTTGATCCCTGTGAACGCTGGGAATAGTGCGCTGATAATGTGTGAGGCGACCGTGAAGATGACTTGAGCTACCTCGCCGAGGATGGTGGCGAAGATATGGAAGATCGAGAACAGCCCTGTGAATGTCCACTCAAGCTTATCCGCAAAGTTATTTGTGATGATGAGCTTAGATGTGAAGTTCTCAAAGGCCTTGGTGATGCGAACAAGACCTTCAGCGCTAGCATTCATGAACACTCGTCGGAAGGCAGTTCCGATCTGTCCGAGAACTTTGACAATGGCCCAGAAGATATTGGCCAGACCCTGAACGAGGGCGGTGCGTCCGCCAAGGTCCTTCCACATCTGGAGGAATCCGTTTCGCGCGTCAGCGCTGGCCTTAATAACACCACCGAGCCAGTCGCCAATAGACGTGAATAGAACCGATGCCTCTTCAAAGTCACCGAATAGAATTTCGAATGTCTCTGCCCACCCAGAGCCGATAGCTTCCTTAGTGGTGTCTACTAACTGACTAAAGGTTCGAATCTTGGTGGCGGCGTCGAAGGCACCCTGAGCAAACTGCTTAAGTTTATGCGCCTGCTCCTCAGAGTAACCCATCTCAACGAGCTGAGCCTCAGAGAGGTCATTCGTTAGGGCAGTAAGGGTGGTCGTCATGACCTGGGCAGTAAGCCAGTCTTCCTTCAGGGATTCTCGGAAGTTCCCATCCTTAGCAATAGCCTCATCATAACCAGTACCCATCATTCGGGAGGTCTCGATAAGGGCATTCCTGAATGACTCACCACCCATACCGGCCTGGACTAGCGAGTTCCAGTCCTGAAGGTGGACTGCGCCAGCCGCGATAGCCTGAGAAAGCTGAGTGTATGCCGTGGCTGTCTGCTGGGCGGTTGAACCTGAGGCCGCTGCGAGGTTAGACAGACCCTTAATTGACGCCACAGAGGTTTGCAGGTCAACGCCTGCTGCGGTGAACAGACCAATGGCGTGAGTCATGTCGCTGAAGCTATATACCGTCTTATCGGCATAGGTGTTCAGCTCGGCCAGGGAGGTCTTAACCTCGCTAAGGGTGGTCCCCTTCTCAACTGTGTTGGCCATAATGGTCTGAATTGCTCTCATTTTGAGCTCATACTCATTAAAGCCATCTTTAATGGTACCGATGAAGCCGGAGACCACGCTTCGACCCGCGTTTAGCGCCGCAACACCGATTCCGCCGAACGCAGTTACGGCAAGACCCTGCATGACGGTCATGTTCTTGCCGATATCGAGGGCCTTCGTGGCCAGATCGCCTAGAGTCGTATTCTTAGCTATCTCGCCAATTCGAGAAAGACCGTCTGCAGCCCCCTGCATCTTCAAGGAATCCTTGAGTCGGTCCATGCTGGACGCGGATTCCTTGATTGCGGACAAGAACTGCTTGTTATTCATCTTGAGCGAGACTACCCGCTCATCAATAGTAGCCACTACTTAGTGACCTCCTTCCAGGCCTTCTTCGCTATCTTGTCGAATACGGGCCTGATCGCGGGGTTGATGTAGTCTCGGCCGACGACATACCCGCCATTACGGGTACCGTGACCATATTGCAAGATGACGGCGATGTTTACGCCGTTGTTTACGTGTGAGTTTGTCCAGGTGATCTTCCAGTTCTCGCCAGTTCTGGTGACTTCGTAGTTCCAGCTAGCTGCCGTCTCACCCGACCGGGAGGGGGTCGCCGCCTTGAGAGCAGAAACCCCCTCCTTGCCGAACTGATTCATGATCAGAGCCAGGTCTAACTTCGTCATTCTGTCAAACCAATTCCTGGTGAGTTTCCAGTCTCCCTGGCTCTCGATCGTAATCATGATTCTCCTAGACTAGAGATTCGGAGTAGATATTGGCCACTCCGGAGACCATGCACCCGATAGCACCCTTGGCCATAGCCTGGTCGTATGCGTCTCGGGTTGGGCAGATGTGCCCCCATACCGGCTTACCAAGTCCGGTGGTTCGGTTCCAGACCTCGTCACTTGCATCGAATGACATGCCAATGTAGTCCCATGGCTTGTGCCACTCGTTGATCCGACCGTCAGTCACCTGATCAGGATACGAGTAGCCCCAGCACTTCCACCCGTCGGCCTTCCACTGATTGGCGAGCCATCCAGCGTCAATAGAGAACTTCCAGATGATTCGACCTTGGGCATCAGAGGGGAAGAACTTCTTGAGTTCCTGCCACTGTACGGCCGAGTACTTGGGATCGAGCACCGTAATGTGACTCGAGCCATATGCTGCGAAGTACTCCTCAACCGTCATGAAGGGCTCGCCCATGGTGGTGAACTTCTGGATCTCCGCCCATGTCATCTCGGTGACGGGGGTATCTGGAGCCGTCTTGTCCACACGCTGGAGGGTGCGATCGTGGTTCAGGAACCAGACTCCATCCTTCGTCTTCTGACATGAGACCTCCAAAGCCCCTGCTCCGAACATAACCGCGTTTGTGTATGCCCGGATCGAGGCCTCAGGCCAGCTGACTGATCCACCTCGATGGGCGATCAGGAAGCCGCGAGTGTCCATCATGGTGTGTATATCGGAGTATCCTCTTGGTACGGCACGCATGGTAGACGGTTGTAGTTCTCCATTCCAGTATACAAATACCGGGTTGGAACTTCCAGAATCGGTAATCTCTATACCCGGAACAACTACGGCTGGAGGTTCTGGATTCTCTTCCTCAAGTTCTACCCAAGCATAAGCCTTAGCGCCATACGAGTCCTTCACCGAAGAAGCAAGTGCCCCGATGGTCATCGACCACGAGGATCCTCGGTTACGCTTACCGCCTCTAGCGATTGGGTCGGTACCTGGGGGATACCATACTGGTTCGTCTCGAGAGGATGGTGCGTGATATTGTACGGCTACTAGATTTTTCTTGGTCTTATCGAGAGTGGGAATACCTGGTTGCCAGGTATGTATCTTATACTTGGATACCCCGCCGATCGAGAATAAGACAAAGTTCTCTCTAGCATTGGTGGCGACATCACTATTGAACTTGAAGTCGCCATCAAGATCAGCTTTTGTAGCCCGTTTTACAGCTACATACCCAGATCGCCCACCGGCGTCACGGTTGTATTGGAAATCCCAGCCAGCAGGAGGTCTGGCTTTGGTGTCTCCAAACTGTGAAGCATAGAATACAACTATAAGGTCGCCGATCTCAGCACCGGTACTTCGTAGCGAAGTAGTACCAAAACCATTAGCCTCAGATCCGCTACCAGTAGCTAAATGGACATGCAATCCTGGCTTAGGCGTCTCATAGACGTTGAAGTTATGGATAGTGATGTCTTGAGCCGTACCCGGAACCGCAATGGATGGCGTCCACATTGGATAGGCGTTATTTGGAAGTTCGAAGTCGAACTTGATCGCCGCATTAGTACCGCCCCGGATATTCCAGGTAGTAATGAAGTCCTGTTTATCAGTCTTCTGCTTACCTGCCTGGAACCAGTTCGCTCTCATGGCGAGCTGGGTATCTCTATCCGCCGTATACGTTATCTCGACAGTCCACTTACGATCACCGACGGTATAGGCAGCACTCTCGAATGGGGTGGAGCTGGATCCCTTTCGGATCAGACGCCCGTCACCTATTCGAGCGCCATTACCTCCCCACCATGCACCAATTACTGGGAATACGCTAGCCATTACTTGGCCCGCCTAACGATCACCGTCCCAGACGGAGTCCCTGCTGGCACTGGATCATCTGGTCCGAGGACGATCATCTTCGGGACCTCGGGGATCTTGAGATTGTCGACCTTTAGCTTGAGCTTCAGGTACCCCTTGAGCCACGGAATGATCAGCTCACGGATCTCGGCGCCCGGAGGGTTCTCGTACGGGTTCCCAACTGGGTGCCACTGACCACCATTTTGAGGATCCTCGACAAGGAAGCCGTCGGTGACGTAGAGGTGACTGATCGCGAGGTTGTCCGCCTTGTCGAAGACCTTCTGGTAGTTCTCAGAAGTGACTGAGTGCACTACAGCCCACCATCGAGTGGACGGGTAGGCCTTCATGTGATCGGGCAGAATCGGAGATGTCGGATTCTCCTCAAGGAACTTTGTAGCAGTACCCTCGAACATCATACAGACATCGAAGTCGAGGTTACACACCTCCTGGGAGATGTTGGATCCGGTGTTGATTGCGATGACGAAATCCAGGCCGTTCTCGCGGCGGATTGTGTCGATCAGATCCTTATACCACGGAAGACGATCCTTTCTAGCATCCCAGCCGTTGATGACTTCATCAAGGAAGACACCCTGAACCAGGTCACCATACCAATGCTTAGCCCGCTTCAGCTGCTCAAGGATGTACTCCTTAGTGAACTTAGCGGCGTTGGGAATACCTCGGTTATCCTCGGCATCTGGATTGATCGCGGCTCCATACTGGGTCTTGATATAGAACAGAAGTTTCTTTGCTCCTGCGCCAAGAGCTAACTCGCCCTGCTTCTGGAAGTCTACCTCCTGCGCCTCCCAGTCGCCGCTGTTACGATTAAGGATGACGTATCCAAGGTTGTCCCGGAACTTCAGCGTCTGAGCCCACTTAGAGAACTGACCTGGCTTTCCATCCTGGTAGTAGTCAGGCCAGTAATAGGTCACTGGAGAGTAGTACCGAGCACCGTTCTTGAACGGGTTGGTCTGTCGGAGTGCGTCTTCGACGTCAGCCTTCTCACCGTATGTCTTGGCTGCCTCGTCCTTGGTGAGGTATCGGTCGAGCTGAGGCGTCACCGCATCCTGACCGGCAGGGCCACGCTCTCCAGCAGGTCCGGGAGGACCCTGGGGACCAGGAGGTCCAGCAGGACCGGCCGAGCCATTCTCACCCTTAGGTCCCGGTTGACCGTTTGCTCCGGCTGGGCCAGGAAGTCCGTTATCGCCCTTAGGTCCGGGAGGACCCTGGACTCCTTGTTCGCCCTTAGGTCCAGGGGGACCAGCAGGTCCTCGAGGTCCTTCAGGGCCAGGTACCGGGGTTCCTCCAGCTCCACCACCAGCAGGTCCAGGGGGACCCTGAAGACCTCGGGGGCCTTCTGGTCCGGCGGGTCCACGTTCACCAGCATCGCCCTTAGGTCCAGGAGGGCCAGCGGGACCGGGGTCACCCTTAGGTCCGCGAGGACCGATGGGGCCAGGCGAACCAGCCCCTCCGCCACCTCCACCGCCGAACGGAAGCGGTGAGATCTCTGATGTGGGTTCGGCGGACATGATGTCAATAGTTCCACCCTGAGTCAGAGCAACGTGCTTGACGATGTCAAACTTGGGGGAATCGATGTAAATGGTGTGGGTCCAGGCGCCAGAGGGGGTTACTCCAGCGCCCGGAGCCAGCACCTCGATGTTGACAGCGCCAGCCTGGTCTGTCCGAACCATATGCTCGCGCATCGAGACTGCGGCACCTTCAACGGTAGCCGTAGCCCCCTTCACGTCAGGAACGATTCGGACAAGAGCCCGACCATTCTCTCCTCCGGGAATTGTTCCCGTTAAAGTACAGTATGGCGCTGCCATTTTGAGCCTCCTACGGCTGTTCGGCCCTATCAAGCAGGGCGTTCACCTTGGTGTTTGTCTCGGCGCCGTAGACGCCGTCAACCTCCGCGCCGACTGCAGCCTGAACGGCCTCGACGGTCGCATCGTGAGCCTCTTCAGAGGCGTCACCCCAAACCCCGTCCTGCTCAGTGCCGACCACGGACTGTGTGAATGCCACGCCGAAGGGGAAGGTCTTCCCGCCCCACTCGGAAGCCGCGGCAAGAGCGTAGCAGCGAGACCGAGTGTTCGGCCCGGCGACATTGTCGGGGGTCGCCCGGACTGCACGCTGCAGCGCACGGATGTCAGCAGGGCCAGCAGGAGCAGTGTTGCTGGGAGAGTCGGTGTACGCGGGTCGAATCACATAAGCGATCGACTGATTGCGGACACGCCGCCAAACGCCGTTCCCAGCAGACTGAGAGCCATAGCTGCCAGACGAGGTGTTCCCCTCAATCGTCTGGAGCGTGCCGCCGCCAAGGTTCTTCTCGACGAAGCCCACGTGGTCCGTGCCGCCGCCATCCCAGTTGTAGATGACGACATCCCCGGGCTGGGCGTCGTAAACCGATACGAAGTAAGCGTCAGGGTGCTGGCGGACCTTGTTGACGGTGTAGTCAGTGTTAAAGGAGAATCCTCCAATAGCGTCAATCTGCCCGCACTCGTCCAGACACATGCTGACGAAGAGCATGCACCACCAAACAGAGTCGGACGGTCCAGCAAGCCACTGCTGACCAGTTCGAGCGGCCCAGTATCGGCCAGCTTCGGATCCGGGCTGAGGGTCGTCTGGTGCATAGTAACCAATCCTCGCGGCGGCGCGAGCGAGTACGTTGTCTGCGACGCTCACTTCATCACCTCGGTAGTCTGGGAGACGTGAATCTCCTTGTCTTCCATGGGATCAGTACCGATGTGGGCCTGCGGAGCAAGCGCCTCCTCGGGAATGTCTTCGTGACTGATCATTGTTATCCCTTCGAGCCAAGCTTAGCTCGCCTGGCTCTGTTGAGTTCCCGATTCCGTTCCATAATCTCGGACTGGGACATCTTCTTATCGGGCTGGTTCTTTTGGTTACAAACCCGAATGAGTGTGAGTAGTCGGTTGATGTGCCAGTTCTCACACTCGAAGGGGATCTGGCAAGCAATCATCCAATAGTAGATTAGCTCGGAGGAGGTGTACTCACCAGATCCAGACTCTCCACCCGTCTCTCGGATGGTGGTTGCAGTCATCGTGTCGGCCATGTAGGCGCTAATACGATCGACCTCAGATGGGGGGATCCTATCCAGGAGTGACGGGTCGTACTCTTCATCTGTGATCATACACTTGATGTAGATGGCCATCTCCTCAGGGGTGACTTTGTCGTTACCAATGAGGTGCTTATGGGTAATTGACTCCCATTTTGACAGCGCGACCAGGTTGTGCTCCAGGTGCAGGATTCCGCCAGGCATGGAGACGAATGTTCCAGTCTCCTCGTCAAACCCGTCGAGATCCGGGATAGAAACTATAAGCATTGCAGGCACCGAGGGCCCAGGAGTCTAGGTCTCTGAGCCCCCGGTGTGGTATATCAGCCTGCGAAGTGAGCCTTGATCTCGTCGGGCAGAAGGAGCTTGGGCTCGGTGGCCTGAGCTCCACCCTGACCAGCGTCGGAGCCGAACAGCTTGGCTTCGAGGGCCTTCAGCTTGGTGGCGTCGACATCGAGAGACGAGATGGTCAGCAGTGAGGTGGGCTTAGCGCCAGACACGTTGACGGGCGTGGTAGACAGCTCCCAGGAGAAGGAGATCGCCTCGGGAGAGTCGTTGACGGTCTTGTAGCCCTTCTCAGAAGGAGAAGCCTTGCAGCCGTACAGGACGTGGAGCTTGTAGCCCTTGTTCTGACCGGCCACGTCATCACCAATCTTGGTGCGGTAGACGAGACCGAAGGCGAGTCGGTCCTGCTGACCGATCTTAACACCCTTCGTCAGTGTGGCGGAACCATCGCACTGCTCGAACTCGTCAGGGTAGGTGTACGCCTCGATGGTGGCCTTCAGCTTCTCAGCCGAGAGCATCGAGAGGTACAGAATGTTGTCAGCGTAAAGGTCGGTAGCCTCAGCGCCCTCGGGCTTCTCGGAGATGGCGGTGATACCATTCCAAGCGACACCCTTGCCGTAGGTCTTCTGAGCCGGGTCGTACACATACAGTGCGCAGTGGTCGACACCAGTCTCAATACGGCGCTCACCAGTCTTGTCCCAGACAAGTGCAGCCATGTTAACTCCTAATAGTAGACGTCGAAGATGTCGTGATAGAGGTTATCCGCTACGAGTCGAGACTCATGGCGGCTGAATAAAAGGTCCTCGATCTTCATTCGTGTCGGGTCCTCGGGATGCCGGGCGATCAGAGTAACCTGGAACCGGTTTGCTTTGACATACTTGATGTTGTCCGCGTACATCGGATCACCCGGATGCCGCTCATATACGATACACGGATACGAGAGCTTAAGAGACGGGAGTGGTTGGTAATAGACCTTATCCGACCCGAGGATCTCTACCAGCTTCTCATGGAGAGCTAGACGTCGGTCCATTATACACCCCCGTCAATTCGAGAACCAGACGGGGGAACTTCAGCTCCACATAAGAGATCTTCCAAAGTCCCCCCATCCAGCGTACGTACTTGAGGTTCTGGATATTATCTGTTAAGAACCCATCAGCGATAATGCTGATCTGGTTGCTGAGGTTGATACTCCCCAGAACCTCATCGCTGGCACCAAAGCGGCGTGCTTCACGAAACACATCGCCATAGTACTGCTTCTCGATTGGTTTGTCTTCCCAAATTCCCGGCTCGGTCTGGACCTGAGTTACAAATCCTATCTCGCCGAAGAATTTGGCCATCTATCACGGCTCCGCGACGACGTTACCAGTCTCGGTCTTCCGCTCAACGATGATGGCCGACTTCGGGTGAGTCAGCGCACCGGAGAGGCGGGTCTCCAGCAGGTAGTGGTACTGGTTGAAGGAAATGTCGAAGTCCTCGGCAGCGAAGAGCTGCCCACCCTTGTCCGCACCAATGGTATAATCGGACATGTTGACGATGATACCGAGGGCATCGACGGTGCCGTTCTTGGTGGAGCTGCGCTGCAGGCCCTTCATGAGCGGGACCTTGACGATCTTCGAGACGCCGACGTAGTCAGCAAGCTCGGAGACGCTGCGGAACAGACGGTGACCCATCTTGTCCTTGAGCAGAAGGATCTCAGTGACCATGTGGGGCTCGGCGAACCAGGTGGGGTTGCCAGCGCCGTCGTAGTCGTCCATAGCGCGGACAATGGAGTCCAGGACGTCCTCGGTGGTGGTCTCCTTAGCCAGGACGACACGAGGAGCGTAGAGGCTGTCCTCCTTGTAGATCGGGCGGATGCAGTCCTCCTTGATCTTGTCCTTGGAGGAGGCCTGGCGACCATCACCGATGAGGACGGCTCGACCGAGCTCCTCCTCGAGCATGATCTTCATCTCGCCGCGGATGTAGGAGACGACATCAAAGTCAGTGATGTCCAGGATGTCATCCCTATCCAACCTTTGCTTCTTATAGATGGTGGTCGGCGAGGTAACACGCTGCAGCAACGTGAAGACCTCGTCTTCCTTCTTATTGCCCTTAATGTAACCCCGGGCACGGGCCTCGTCGGCAGTGATGTCGGCAAAGCGGGTACGAATACGGGAGAAGGGCGAGTGCTTGGCAGCGCCGACGACGGAGTTGACCCAATCGGTCTTGCGCTTGATGAACTCCGGCTGGTTCCACAGATCCTTGGCCTCCGGGAAGAGGGTCTCGATCTGCTTGATGCCGTAAGCGTCGGCGTGAGCCAGGATGGCCTGCTTCAGGGAGCCGCTGGAGCGAGCGTCCTCGAAGATGGTCTCGACCTGGGCGTGAGTCAGGACGGGGAGCTCCTCGGTGGTAGCGGAGCCCTCAAACACGTTCTTGTGAGCCATATTATCCTCAGTTGTGTCGGAATGGGCGGTGTCCTCAACCTCTTCGGTCTCCGACTCCTCCGCCTCTTCATCTACGGAATCGACGAGCTGTCCAACGATGGCGTAAACCGCCGTCTTCTGCTCTTCGGTCATTCCATCGAAGATCTCCCCGAGAGTGGGGTCGTCCTCGTCGCCCTCAGCCTCATCGGCCTCCGGCTCCTCCTCAGCGTGCTCGACGTCATCCGTCTCCTCCGCGTCGAAGTCCTCATCCTCGTCCTCAAAGTCATCGCCGTGAGAAACGAAGTCCAGCTGCTCATCCGTGTAGATGACAGCCTCGATCTCATCGCCGTTGTCGCCATGCTCGATGGAGACCTGGTCGATGAGGGCGCCGGGGTTGGCGCCACGGAGCACCAGGCTCACCTCGACGAGCTCACCGTGGACAACGTCGTTGCCCCGAGCCCGAACATGGGTGGCATAGATGCTCATCGCCTTGATGTCGCCGTTCTTGACCATCTCTCGAGCGGTCCGGCCACGATCGGTGTTGTTGAGGTGGGCGTAGGCGTAGACGCCGTCCTCACGAACCTCAAGGTCGGCATGCCCGAGGACGTTCTCGACGTCGCCGTGCTTGTGCTGCCAGACCAGAGGTACAGTCTTCCCGTCGTACGCCGCGAAAGCCCCGTGTCGGATTACCTTGTTATCCGAGCACCGAACATCGTTCTTCGTGGCGTAGCCAGAGAAATCGCACTTAACTGCCATTTTGACTACTCTCCATCAGTTCGGAAATTGGTACCTCCGATGCAGGGACTTCGTCGACCGGCTCCTCGCCAGGCGGCTGTTCCTCGCCCATCGGATTGATGTTGGAGTTCACCAACTGGTTTGCCGTCTCGTCTTCGGACTGGGCCCAGCCGAACTTCGGTCGAAGCTCATTGGCGGTACCGATCTCATTACGCTTGACGGAGTCGACCAGCTTGGACATCTCCTCCAGCGGGACGTTGAGGAACGGATCCTCGATCGCCATGATCCGCTGACGCTGCGTTCGGGCAGTCTTCGTGAGGAAAGTCCTGGTGATGGCATCCGTGATCGCCTTCAGAACTGGACGAACCGTTCGGTTCTGGTAGTTCAGCATCTGACGAGCATCGGCCTTACCGGTGAAGACATCCTCGGTCATTCCGAGCTGGTTGTACAGCTGGGTGGTGAGCCACTGAATCTGGCTCATGAGGTTATTCTCGGAAGGTCGGTTCAGCTGAGTGATTCGCTCTGCACCATCGGTGTAAGCGATACCGTACTGCGACCCAGCGAGCTGTTCCTCAATCGCCTTTCGTCGTGCCTCAGCCTGCTGCTTCTTCAGCTCAGTCTTGACGACGTACGGAAGCTGAATAATGATGTCCAGCTTACCAGATCCGGACTGCTTATCGATGGCATCCAACAGGTGGAGCTTCTGTGTCAGTCGCTGCAGCGTCGAGTTCGGAGCATTCATCACGCTATACAGAGGATTCTGTACAACCGCAACGAACTCCTTCTCGAGAGTCAGCTGTTCTCGCTGTCCAGTCTGGTCGTTGTAGACCTCAACTCGAACGTGGCGAGGATACCAGTTCAGAATTGTACCGACTCGCATAGACTTGATGTCATAGCCCTGAGTCAAATCTGGACTGACATCTGTATCTACTGGAACGATCGCTACAGCGCCCTCTTCGAAGAGCGTAAGTACCAAATCCTGGAAGAACCCCTGGCCAGTCTGGTCAATGTTGGCACTCAGAGACAGGCAGTCATCAAGGTAGCTACGGTAGTAGCTCTTGAGGTTGCCATTATCATCAGTCTTGACATGCCGAATGGGAACATTCGATACATCAATAGCAATCTGGTTATAGATGCTCGTGACGATTGTCTGGTCGCCGACGACAGGACGGTAATTCAGGTTCGGGTTACCGAATGTCCACGAACCATACTCCGGTGTGAAGTTCTTCTTGTCCGGGGATTTTGAAAACGCATTCCATGCGTGAGCTAGTCGATCACTAAGACCCATTTCACCTCCTCGCTCATTCGAATGCCTCCTTGTTGATCTTGTATGCCACGAAGGCATCCATCAGAGCAGCCACTGAGTCGATCTTCTCTTCCGAGCGTTTCTTCAGTAGCTTCCGGTTTCCGTTGGTATCCTCGAGAGTGACGCAGTTACCCATTGTGAATGACATGAGTTCCTGGTCGAAGATGAGTAGGCGTTCCGAGGCCAGTTTCTTCAGTTCCCCAAGGGGGACCGATTCGGTTCTAGCACCCTGGATTACCTTCTCGATACCGTACGGTCCGTTCTCCTGTTCCCACCGGGTTACGAACTCCTTGGCATTGTATGGGTCAAACCCAAACGCCGAGACATCGTACTTCTGTTCGTCGATGTACTGGTCTAGATCTTCATAGACCTCCATCATGTCCAAGACGGTACCCTCCATGACTCGAAGGCTTCCTTCTTGGATGAACTCGTCATACTTCTGACGCAAAGCACCAGGCAACTTCATGAGCGTCAGCTCAGAGATGTATGCCAGTGTCTTTACACCGAAAGCCTGATTCCTAAGTGGAAATAGGAAGGTGAACGCACAGAAGTCATCACCCTGAGACAAGTCGGCGCCCATAGCGCACTGCATGTTCCAGAATGTGTTCTTCCTGTGCGGGATTGTCTCCTCGTAGGTGAAGAAGTAGGTGTATCCCTCCATGGGGATTCCGAACCTCTTGGCGAGGATGTCATTTCGAGCGGCAGGGGCTTGTTCCATACGCTCGACGTCCTGCTGGTACCGATCATAAGAGACAGTGATGCCGATGTTCGGCTGGGCTTTCACCCACATAGCAGGATCTGCCACTTCCTTGATGTCGTCAAGTCGGTAGTAGAAAATTGAGATGTGAGGGGCGATGTATTCACCCTTCAGTATTTTGAGCAACTCCATCTTCATGGTGTCACCCACCGCATTGCGGATGGTTCCTTCGGATGAGACGGCCAGAATGACCGGGTCATCGATCTTCGAGGCACCCTGTTCCAGCGCACCGACGACGTCCTCACGGATGTCTCCGGAAAGCCACTCATCCACTGTACAAACCTTGGGTCGAAGACCCTGAAGCTTGTCGATGGACATGGGTCGAACCTCAAGGAGGGATCCAGTGAGGAAGTTCTCCACACCCTTCTTCGTAGCAACCAGCTTCTGGCGGTTAGCCCTCGCACCAGTTGTATTTTGAATGGATCCCTCAGTCAGGAACTTATACAGCGGACCTCGGGCACGGGTGATTGCGGTCCTGAATGGACCCATCACCTCTTCAGCCTGCTTCATGGTCGGAGCCGTAGCGATCTGATGTGTCGTAGTAGTGTCGATGACCATGAAATAATTCTGGATCAGCGACATATACATCGACTTCGCCGCTCCACGAGCAACGATCAGATACTGCTTGATTGTTAGGCGCTTCTTTACTGTTTTGGTCTCATAGCGACCGCCGACTCCGTCCTCATACGGAACGAAGACCTGACGATCCTCGAAGTAGTACCAGCCAAGGAGCTGTTCGGCCCAGAGCTTGAAGCTGTCGAGCAAATGGAGGTCGGCTCCGTCGGACAGCGTGAGCTCGTTCTCGCAGTAAGCAATAAAGCCCTCTACAGCTTTGTCGTCGTAGTAGTATTCCGGGTTGGCGATCAGAGCATCAATGCGATTCATCTCGCATGAGATCTCTTCGCATACTGGAATCTCTCCACGGATGACAGCATCTCGAAACTGTCCGTAGTATTTTGGTACTGCGGTGTTTGAGAGCATTACTTAGCGGTGCTCCCTGGGTTGCGGGGATACCGCTTCTTCTTGGGCGAGGGCTTTGTCTGCTTGTACGACTTAGGCTTCTCGATCTGCTTCGGAGTCTTACTCTTTGGAAGAGCCGGACCCTTGACCTTAGTAGGTCCGCCAGTCGACCGATACTCAGCCTTAGCCTCTTCTGCGACAACGGAGGCAGCCTCAGCGGCTTCCTTGGCCTTCTCTGCCGCCTTCTTAAGGGTCTCGGCCGTGGACTTACCAGTCTTGCCGGGATCGAAAGACTTATCAAAGGCGGTCTTCATAGCCTTGGTTGCTGCGTACGTTCCGGCCTTGGTCAGGGAGTTCTCGAGGATCGACCGAGTGACCTCACGACCTCGAACCAGGTGGCGATCGGCCTTGAGCTCCCGATAGCGTTTCTCTTGCTCCAGCCGCTTAATTCGGGACTGAAGCTCGGAGTCGCTGATCTTCTTGTATCCGCGATTTGCGAACTTCTTTCGAGCCTTAGCTTCTTTCTTTGCCTGGATCTTTCCGGCGACTCGCTGATCATGGGCCTGCTTAGCCTTCTGTACCTTAGCCGCTCCAGTTCGGGCGGTCTTGATAGTTGTCTTTGTGGCATTGGCGGTGAATCGCCCGCTCTTCTGGATAGCCTTGATGGTGGCCTTCCGACCAGCGCTAGCCTTCTTGCGGATGACGCCCCATTTCTGGCCTTTTACACCGTGGTGAATGAGGTCTTCTACCTCTGCTTCCCCTCGGTCTGATAGATCAGTCGCCATGCTGCCTCCTCGATCAGCTTCTGGTATGCCGATACCAAGAAGGAGTTCCCCGGTGGGTCGAAGAACAGCTTAACCTTCATGGCGATGTAAGACTTGATTGCAGCCTCGTCATCGATCTGGTCGAAGACAGTCCAGGCTGTATCTTTCTCAATCGGGGTGTCGCATTTTGGCCCCAATTGTGCGAGATCCATCCGTGCAGTGTTGATGTGCATGAGGATCTGGTCGTCGAAGACATCATAACCCGGCATGATGCCGATTGCCTTCTTGGTATCTTCAAGAATGGTTCCCATTAGATCCTCCAGGGAGCTTGATCATTCGGTCGACGCTCAACAACTCGTGGTGTCAACCTCGATCGGTCTCCGAAGTGTATCGCGTTGTGGGTATTCTTGGTTGTGGTAATTAGAAACTCTGGCTCGAGGATGTCTGGATTGAATTCCTCGAGATCTTTGGGCTGAATCGGATTCATGTGGTGGATTAGCGGCATGTATCTGATGTCGAGTCCCTCGATCCCGAGGTCACAGGCTTCATCTCGAGCCAGAACAAAGTTCCTGACCTTCTTCCACTCCGTCGAGGTGTAGAATCTTTGGTTCAGGTAACGATCGAAGCCAAACGTGGCTGTACCGACTTGCCCGGTGAGAGCCAGGTAGTCAAACCGCTCCTCAAAGGTCTCGAGGCGCGCCAGTTCAGTATACGTTCGTAACATCTCCCGCTCCAGAGTATGTACGGAAGGCTTCGATGGCTTCTTTGGCAATCTTCTCGGCTTGCTCAGCGCTGACTAGCGCCGTCTTCTTCGCCTCGAGGAGTGCTGTTTCGTTCCTCAACTTCTCTACCTCCAGCTGTTCTCTTGTGGAGGCGAGCTTGAGGTAGTGGTTCACCGTGGTTGCCGGTGCTGTACCCTCTCGAAGCTGCTTCTCAGCGAGCTCAAGCGCGAGATTGATCATCTGCGCCTCTCGTTGCTCTACAGTTCGAGCGGGTTTAGAGGGTGTTGCGGCCCTTTTACCCATAGTTGCTCCTTAGATAGAGGGCGTTTGGGGCCAATTGAGGGCTAGATTCTAGGGCCCGTTGTGAGCGAGACCAGCAGGAAGAAAGGAGCACACGAGAAACTTCCTGTGGGCCCTAGAACCTAGTCCCCAATTGGCTTTCCAAATATCCCTCCGGGGAAAATATGGAGGGGGCGGCGATGAGGGTGGGGGGCCTAAATGCGAGACCCCCCTCCCCCGGGTCGACGAAGAAATTTTTATTTTTCAATCATCGATCTCAAAAGTTTGATAGAAATTTGTTCCATCAAGATTGAGAATTCGATCAATTGCATTTTCAATTTCTTCGATTTCAAGTTCTTCACTTAACGAATCGCTTGATGTGCACAGCCTGGCCAGGAGGCCACAGGTACCGTAGCCATGGGCAGTGTCAAAAGCAAACCATTCGTCCCATGAAGTTCTTGGATCGTAAGGATTGTCCACTGTGGACAGCATCCTAGCCATAGTAGACCTCCTTAGAGAGGCCCTGTGAGAGGGTGTGTACCATGGTGTGGTCAGCCCTCCTCTAGAGCACGGTGTACAGAAGTTGTAGAAATTCCCAAAGCTTCAGCAATCTCAGCAGCAGTCTTACCTCTACTACTCATAGCCTTGGCTCTGGCCACCATGCTGGACGATACCTTAGGCTGGGACCTAGGTGTAGCCAGTTCCCTAACTACTGATTCATCAGCAAGTTCAAGAACCTTGTTCAGTGCAGCCTGTGATACAGCACCTTCCTGGATAGCCTGCCACTCTCGAGGAGTGATAGCAAAAGGCTTCTTACCAGCCCCCGTTCTTGAACGGGCCTCGGCTAAAGCCTGGCGGCGGGCTTTCTGGAGGCGCTCCTTATCAGTGGCTAGAGTAGGATCAGCCTGCTTCTTAGCCCTGATGACCGCATCAGCTAGGACCTGTGCCTGTCTTTCCCTGGGTTTATTCCGGAGGGCCTCGTTTACTTTGGCCTTGAGGGACTTAACTTCAGGGGCGTATGTCTTAGCAGCCTGGGGATTCTTTCGAACAGAGGGGATAGCAAGCGTAGCCTTACGGGCTTCGTTAGCCATGGCCTTCAGTTCGTTAGAGTGGTTGGCATAGACCGTTTCGATAGCACTCCCGTTCTTTGAAACGAGGGAGTATGCATCATGGGTCTCGGCCAACTTGGTAGACTTCTCTGTACGGAGAACAGTCTTACCATGCTTGTCTACATATGTAGCCCCAGTCTCTTCATAGACCTTGCGTCCTGTCCGCTTATCGATAGGCCCGCCCTTTGAAGCGGACCGGGCTTTTCTTTCAGCAACACGCTTCTCGGAAGAAGCACGACTGATTAGAGTAGAAGCCCCGGCGTTTGCCTTACCCTGGTATTTCTTCTTGAGGGCGGCAATACCGTTATCGATCTCGGACTGCTTGTAGTTGAGCTTGTGCTTCTCAGCATCAATCACAACCATGGAGTGTCGAACAGCACGGGCAATCTCAGCCTGGTTTGCACCACCGATAGTCATATCGGTAATGAGGTTTGAAACCTCACCCATCTTCATCTGCTTCTGCTTAGAAGTCATGGGCTTCATACCAGGGTATGCCGGATACATAGCCTTGGGGTCAAAGTCCTTCAGCCCCTTAAGAGCTGGTGAGGTCTTGACCTTTCCGCTATTGTTGGGAATGCAGAGAACTGAGTCGCCATCGAAGTCCGCACCAGACAAACGCTCAGCGACCTTGGGGTGGATACCAATGGCATCCTTCACCTTAGTCCCTATGGCTTTTCTGGCATGGGGGTTTTTGTTGTTGACTGTCAGTTCCGGGATCTCGAATCGTCCACCATGAGGGTGACGAACAAGAACAACCTTCTCCCCATGTTTGAAGTTGGGGGCGTAAACCTCCGTGGTCTTCATCTTGGGGACGGGAAGGATGACTTGGCTGGCCTGTCGAGGAAGAGCTGCTGCCTTCAGATCCACAGCGTCAGAATCCACTGAGTCTGCGAAAGACTGCAGTAGTTTCTTCTTGACGGAGGGATTCGTCAGAGCCATGATCTCTTCGAACTCGGCACGGCGCTTGTCTCGAACCTTCTGCAGCTGCTGCTTAGCAAGAGAGACCGGCTGCTTCGATAGGAACTGGGAGCTCAAGGTCTTTGACCAATCACCCCAAGTACCCTCATCGTTGACGATGTTCATCGCCGACAGCTTCTTCTTGCCGTGGGTATCAGTGTAGTGAAGCTGCTTGCGAATCACCGAACCGAATGGGTTCGAAGGATCACCAGTCTGCTTCTTGAGGGCGTCAAGCTTGTTGCCGGTTGGGTTCTTGTTGGTGTTGAACCGGAGATCATATCCCTTAGGAATGTCATCCGAGTACATTGCCATACCTTTGAGGTAATGCGTACCATCAACAGAGATACGAACCTGGGCATAGTTTGAGCCACCGAGGGAGAGGTCTTTGACTCCTCGTCGAACCTCAATAACGCCGTCCATATCGGTACCACCCTCGTTTCCATAGCGAACCTTCAGTCGCTTGCTAGAAACTGCAGTGGGCTTCTCGATACCGTACACGGTACGACCCCGGTCCTCAATATTGACACCGGGGGCTTTAATTTCGCCCCGCTTGGCCAGAACCGTCTTGTAGTCCATGCCCGGAGGCACCAGGACCTTCATTTCGGTGAATTTACCAGTCGTCTGCTGCTGGACCTTCACCTTGTGGACGTGATAGCCCTCAGCCTCGAGCATGGCGGTTGCGGTCTTCATCTTGGTGCTCGTAACACCCATGTTGACCTCAACGCCGAGTCCGACGTCAAGGAGACCGTCCTTACCGACCTGCTTCTTGAGTTCCTTGGCCAGAGCTTCAGTACTCCCCGCCCTTTCTTTGAGGGTGGGGTCTAAAAGTGCTCGAACAGAGGACTCGTTGATGCCCATACGACGACCAATGGCCGTGTTGGACATCCCCTTCTCCTTGAGCCGGGCCACCATTGCAACGTCAGCCTTACGCTTCTCGTTCTTGGCGATGGATCGCTGTGCTCGGAGCTGGGTGGTGGTCATTCCAAGACCCTTGGCAATCTCAGTCTCGGAGAGACCCTTCGCCTTGAGGTCCTTGATGGTGGAGAGCAGATCACCAGAGTGCTGGTGCGGGTCCTTACCGGAACCGTAAGGATAGCGCCCGGAACGGCGCTTAACACCATAGTGGGCGAGATCCATTAGGCCTCCTCTTCCTTGATCTTCTCGATAAGCTTGTCAAATTGGATGATGGTGTCCATAATCGGGGCAATATCGTCGCCCTCGGGGTTTGCTACCTGAATATCATCATTCTGGTAGATACGGAGCTCGTAGTTGATAGCCCCAGGACGCTCATCATACTCGAGGCAGAAGAGTGCCGCGTAGAT